TTGTTTTCGCCAGTTACCCAGTAAACATAACGAGGTAGAATATCTCCTACAAGTCGTACTGTGTTATCACCAGTTACATACTGATATTGGTTTACTGAACTTTTCTTAGCGGTTCCTTTTGCGTCTGCAAATTTCATATTGTCTCCTAAATGTCTTCATACTTGAAGTGGACGAAGCCGTCCTCTAAAGTAAGTAGTCTGTTTCTGTTAATTATGTCCTGACTCAAGTTAGCGTGAGAAAGGTCTAAAGTTACTGTTTGATTGTGCATATACTCAGCAAAGCTACGACGACTTAAAAGAGACAAGTATTCTAGTCTCTCCCTTGTTGTGTAGTTTTTAGCTTCATAAAAGAACGGTTTAAGTTCTACTGCAAAAGAGTTTCCTACAAAGTTTATATGAATATACTTGTATAAAACATCTTTTGTATCCTGTGGGAAAGTCATAAAAGTCATCATGTGCATAATTGCAAGTATGTCTTTTGATTTGCCACCCGTTCGGTCAACTATTTTTTTCCAATCAAAAAGTACCATATATTATATCAAAGTCGCCTAAAGAAGTCAAGAACTATTTTTTTAAATGTTTTGAATCTTATATCCTTGTTTCAAGTAGTACCCAGTTCTGTTGTTGGCCTGCTTTCTGGCTGTGTTGCCCTTCAGATTTATGTCCACTATAACTGGGTCTTTCTTCCCTTCTTTGAGTCTTATGACACGACCAATTAGCTGTGTCAACAAAGGCTCATTGTTTACAGGAGTTCCAAGAACTAAGCAACTCAAAGCGTCAAGGGATACACCCTCTGAGAATATAGATTGTGTTCCAAACAATACATTCTTATCTTTATTGATTTGCTCCATCATTGCAGGTCGTTCTTCGTGTGGAGTTTGTCCTGTTATTACTATTGCACTGTCTCCTACGAGTTGTGCACATTTTTTGAGTAAGTCTACACGATCTGCCACAACTAATACTTTGTGCCCCTTTGCGGCCATAGCACTAGCAATTATGGCAATCTCGTGTTGATACTCCTCGTTGTATGCCAGATGGTTTATCTTCTTAGCCCACGGTATGTTTCCTCCGTCAAGAAATCTTATGTCCGAATGTATAATATTTATACTAGGCGGCATATAATTTTCTTTTGGTGGAAAGTAGACTGTAGGACTAAAGAAGTCTCGAAACAGTACATGTTTACCATCTTTTCTTTCAATTGTACCAGATAGTCCAATCTTATATCTTGCCGTACATTTATCTACAATGTTTTTAAATGTGGGCGAAGATACATGATGCATCTCGTCAAGAATGATTGTCCCAAATTCATTTCTTATGTCGGGTACTCGCCTTGTGAGTGTCTGTACATTACCTATGACGATTGGACCTGTTAGATCGAACTTACCACTACCAATTATGGCAGGTTTAAATCCAAATACTTTCTCTACTTCACGTTCCCACTGACTTCTTAGAGCTACAGTATGAACAACTACTAATGTTTTCTGTTTGAGCTTGCTGGCTATGGCTAAACCTGTAAATGTCTTACCCCAACTTACCCAAGCGTTGATTATACAGCTGTCATCTACTGCGTCATAGACGTCTTTCTGGGACACACGTAACTTGTAGCGGAATTCTGGAAACTCCTTCGGCGCAAGCTTTCTTTTATCCACTATTTCATACCCCTCAGGTACTAAATCGAACCTACCACTTGGAATCGCAATGGTTCCAGGTCGAATTCGCACCATGTTTTTGATTATTAGGGGCGGATCTAGTGGATTATATGTAGGAATAGAGTAAGTCAACTCTTTATCTATTATAGCTTGAGTTGACTCATCTACGCTCATGTAAATTTTATCTGATACTACTGCTTTCACGCTGATCTCGTTATCCTTTCGTCATACATTGCATTCTCTTCTATCCACCAAGGTGGTTTTTCACGATACTTCCAAGAAGCAAAGGTAGCTTTATCAGCATGATAAAATCTACGATAAGCTGCTATTGCGTCTTGTCCTTTAAGCTCATCTGGCATTGCTTGAGCAAAAGGAGTGAGGCCCCCTCTTGGTATTGATAGCGACTCTGGTAGCCTGAGTATGACGCTATGCACTGATTTATGGCTTTTTCCGTAGCGGTATCCGTACTCATCGTTGAGAGCCATTGCATAGCAATATAACCATTCATAATTATCCAGGCTACTACGAGCCCAGATAGTACAAGGGTGGTTTTCCATGGTAGGGAGATAGGGGAAGTCTCGTGGTTCATTTTTCTTTTTCTCGCGTAAGAGTTTTAACTCCTCTTTGGTTAGTTTTCTAGGTACATAACCGATGTATTTATCGATCCAGTGTGTGGTGCACAACATTTGAGCTGCCTCTAGAGGCATCTTTACAATGTGCTTATCTACATGATATTGAGCACACTTATCAATATCATTGTCTAAGATGAATATATTCATATCTTCCTTTTAGTATCTTTCTTCCAAAACTCGCAGTACTCATAAAGTAACCAAGGGTATCCTCGGTCATATAGTATTCCTGCATATCTCATCTCTGGCTCTGGTGGTCGTGGTATGGTAAAGGGAAAATTTATATCTTCTACAAATAGAATACTTTCAGTTTTATTCCAGCGTATTTTATTTATAAGTAAATACTTTAAATCTACCATTCTAGTTTTTTCATAATTGAATACTTTACCACTAGAGTCTATAAATTTCTTTCCTGCTGACTTTAGAAATGAAGGAATATCATGTGTTGCTTTATTCAAGATAAATTTTGTAGGGTAAGAAGACCTAAGCCTTCTTATTCCTAATGTGTCTCCTTTTACATTTCCATCGTCTAGCATCTGTCCATTTGCAAATACTATTCCATCTTGCTCGTCTATCTCAGCATCTTTAGGTAGTATATACACTGGAAATACTAAATCATTAAGCTTCATAAGTTTTTTCAAACTTACCAAAGCTGTAATCATCTCCAATGTCAAAGTCACAACCAATTGGGGCACCTTGAATCACACAGCCTTCTCTTGGTTTTTGTATAAAGTATTTTAGTTTCTCACAGTAAGCCTCTACTTCATGCTCTGGTACTTCTGCAAGTATAGAGTCGTGTACTAAAGCGAATATCTTACTTTTTAAGCCATACTCTTTGATATAATTATTCATATCAACAGCACCAAGTAAGTTAATATCACTCGCAGTAGATTGTACTAGAAAGTTGATTCCAGACCTTACTTCATGTGAAGCTACACCCTTATCACTACTATGTACATTTGGCAATCTACGCTTACGACCAAAGATAGAATAAATATGTCCTTTCTTAGCTATCTCCATCTTTTTATCTTCTAACCACTTCTTTAACATTTTAAACTGTCGAAAGTAATCATCAATAACTTCTTGTGCTTCTGATACAGAAAAGTAAGTACCCGAATCTTTTGTTACTTGAGCAGATATTTTGTTAGCACCTGCACCATACATAATACCAAACGTTACTGCTTTTGCAGCCTGACGTTTTACAGAATAATACTCTGCTACTTCTTCTACTTCGCAGGGTAATCTAAATACTACCTTAGCGATTGTACTATGAAAGTTACCGCCTTGTCTAAACACATCTTGCAGTTTCTCATCTCGTGCTAGTACTGCGGCAACGTATACTTCTGCAGTTGTCAAGTCCATAGCAACAATTCTATGTCCTTCTCTTGCTTTGATACACCCTTTGACAATAGGGTTGTCTCTGGGTATCTGTTGCATATTTAGTTTACCAGAGCTACTAAGCCTACCAGAAGTAGTACCATGTAAATTAAAATTGGTACGGAGCCTGGAATCTCTATCCAACTGTGGAATGATTTTGTCAAGATATGTGTTCTTGATCTTACCTTTCTGTCTAATTTCAAGAATAAGTTGTGGTACTTCATGTTCTTCTCCTAGCTGTTGAAGTACTTCCGCATCTGTGGAATGAGCACCAGTACCTGTTTTCTTTCCTGTAGGATTCAATCCTATAAAGTCAAATAATAGTTTGCGTAATTGTAAGGTACTATTAGGGTTGAAACCTTTATCTTGAAAGTCTTCAAAACTTTTTACTTCTTTGAACTCGTATAAGCGAGACACGGCTTGTTGTATATCTGCTTCCATAATATTCTGTGATACTTCTAGTCTCTTTCTGTCGAAAGGTACTCCAGCATCTTGAGCTTCTTTTAGAAAGCGCATAGCAGGAATCAATAGGTTCTTGTAAACTCTACGAATCTGCGGATCTTTATCTAACTCCTCTTTGAATACTTTATATATTCTGTAGGTAACACAAGCGTCCATTGCAGCATACACTTGCATAAGATCAAAAGGAATCATATCCCAAGTAAAATCACCTTTCAGCATACCATTTCTACGACAGTATTCATCAATAAAGTCATACATAGGCTTCTCGTAGTCTCCATAAGGAGTATGCTTGATAGCTAAGCCTTTGAGTCCGTGGTTGCCTGGTACTTCATTTAACATATATGACATAAGCATAGTGTCATCTATAGTCGGAAATTCAAAGTTAAAATGATACTCAAGCATTGCTAAGTCAAACTTTGCGTTGTGCATAATAACATTTTTCTCTATGAAGAGAGTTTGTAGAAGATCGGTAGCTTCATCATCTATACAATCTGTACTGATATAAACTCCATGCTCGTCATCCACAGACAAAGAAATACCAAGTATATATCCGTCACGCGGATATAAACCTGTAGTCTCTGTATCTACTGCTACATGAGTTGAGTCGCTTTTAAGTGCAGCGGTAATCCACGTAATAGCTTCTGCTGTGTCTTGTATACCATAAAACTTATTTTTGTCAATCTCTACATTTTTTAGTTCACCTGCAATATACTTATGCAGCTTAGACAGTGCATCATCCCAGGTTTCCTGTGCTTCAGGTCTAAATGCAAGCATACCAGGATTTATGATTGGTATGTACTTGTCTTGTATGAGTCTACCACAATGTTCTGTGATAGATCGTTCTTTTGTGAAATGCTGTAATGCTTCTGCGCCAACAAGTATGATAAACTCATACTCATCAATGTCAATATCAATGTCAACATCTCTTTTTAGTATCTTCTTCTTTGTTCTATCCGAACATAACGGATACCTATCAAACTGAAACTTGTTGTCAAAGTGACGCACAAAGTCAGTTTTACTAGGCACTTTCTCCACTAGGGCCACGTTCGCCATATAAATATTCCCTTAAATCAATTACTCTTTCTTTAGTCAAATCGCCTGGGTCTGTTCCTGTTGCTATCGGTATGATAGAACTGGGCATACCTATTTCATCACACATATCAGTTACTTTCTTAGCAGCTTCTTGTCCTGCTGCATCTCCGTCAAAGAACAACTGTATGCCTTGTACTCCGTAAACTTTTAGTAGTGCTAGCTTGTGCATATCAAAGTTATTAGTTCCAAACACACAAACGGCATTATGTAAACCTTTGTCTATAAGGTTTAGCGCATCAAATATTCCTTCTACTAATACGACTTCTCCATGAATCATATCAGGGTTAGAAGGAAACATAGGTAGTTGTGCTCCTTTCGGTTGTATAAGATACTTGGGTTGTATGGTATTATCCATTGCTCTACCAATAAATGCGCGTATCTTTCCTGTTATATCCTTGAGAGGAAACACAAGTCTACCTGCAAATTCTTTTTCAAAGTGTGTAAATGCACCGTAAGCTAACAGTGTTTCTGCGCTTACATTTCTATGTGCACCTACAAACCGCACAGACTTCTCAGGAATTTTAAGACCTACATTATCAGATCGTATTTTCTGTATTTTGTCTCGTACCTTATGTAGCCTTATTGTTTTCTGAGTAGGTGGTGCACCAAAGTGGGTGAAGATATTACCTCTAAACCCACAGCTGAAACAGTGCATCACTCCATTTACTTTATCAATTCTAAGTGAAGGATTATGGTCGTCATGATCTGGATTCAGACACTTGATCTGAAAGTCCTGACCTGAGACCGTAAAACTGATCTTTTCCTTATTTAGTAAATCTATTACATCCATTTATATATTATCTCAAATTTTGACATAAATGTCAAGAACTATTTCTAGCCTGCACACTGTGCGGGAATCCAAAAAACCAACGCCAAGGCAAAAAGAAATATATAAAACTTATTAAAACTAAATTCACTCTTCATCTTTTGTCCATATAGTTATTGAATATTTTGTACCTTCTCTTAGTAATGTGCTTCTATGAGGATGAGTTATTTTACTCGGCCAACATATCAAGTCACCTACATAAACATCAGCATTTGAAAAGTTTTGACGGGGAAACTCTAAGAAGCCTCCTTCATATTCTTCGTTTAACTTTATGCTACAGCTAATGTAACTTTCATCATGGTGAAGATCTAAATGCGTTTGAGTTTCTTTTGCGTACTTCAATGCAAATAAGTCATCAACATAAAACGGATCTATATCCCAATAATCTGATATTTTAGGAAATATATCAGTATGAAGTTGTGATTTGATAGTTTCATACAAAGAAGGTGTCTCTTTATCTAAATGTATATCATGAGTAGCAAATCGTTTATCTCCTGGATTTTGTTTCCAGTTACCTAAATTTTCAAATACTGTAATTAAATACTCACAATACTCTTCAGTTAAAAATTCTACACATAAAAGATCCGTAGCTACTTCAACTACTTGACCGTTGTCTATAAAGCTGTCCTTTACCATCTTTTAGAAACAAACTGATCCTTTTTGAAACAAACTAAACCGTCTGAATCTTCATGGAGAATAAACATATCTCCTTGTTGAAAGTCATGTCTTTCTAACTGTTTCATTGTTAGCTTGCCTGGATCTGTATCACTAAACTGAATTCCATAGGGATTCATTTTAATTGTATAATCCACATACTTTATTTCAGTCGGTTCGTCCATTTTCATTACTCCTTTCCATTGCTCCAAGGTTAAACCAGTTACTTATTGTATCACACTGAATATCTTCCCATCGTTCTTTTTCTACATCCCAGAATATAATTTTGTCACTCTTGGAATTTTGTTTTATAAACTTGTCTCCTTCCAAAGTTCCAATTACTTGTTTTGTTTTTCCAGATACAAGACTTTTATAAGTAAGTTTTACTTCTCCCCTTGCCATTGCGTGTAGTATATTATCAATCATCTTCTTCTTCCATCTCTGCTCTCATCTGCGCTTTGTCTTTGGGATTTATTGCAGATCGAGGGCCAATTTTTAGTGTATCCCACTCCATTTCACTTGTAAAACTATCCATTGGGCCGTTTCTCATTTTCTTACAATCAAATGTAATACAAGCATCTATGGGACTCCAGGTTTCCAATGAGTATGCAGCATCGGCTGCATCTAATATGCCTTTTGCGAAGCGTGCTTCGCCAGTTGCATCAGTTTGGTAAGGGGAGAAGATTAACACTTCATAATCTTGAGCATACTGTTTCAACGCCTTACTTACTTCAATCTGTTCTGTCCAATCATATTGTCCATTTCTACTAGGAACATTACTGCGTTTTACCTGATTGAGATAGTCTACGATAACTACTTTTATGTTTTGAGTTGCTACTCTATGCTCTATCTCAGCTCGGATCTTTGCTAGAGTAAGAGACGGCTCATATACAATGTCCATCTGTGCTTCAGGTCTTAGCTCTAGCTTTGTAATATCAGTTTGAAACTTATCAAAGTCTCTGCTTTCTAAAAATCTTTTGAGTATTGTATCTCCTCCATCGAATCTTCCTGCTTGAAACTTTGCAAGAGTGTCATACTCCATATCAGAAATCATTCTGTCTTGTAATCTTTTCAGCGGTATTCCTGTGGCTGTAGAAACCATCCTACGGAATATCTGCTCTTTTGACATCTCAATCGTAAAGTAGAGAGAGCCTTGATCTTGAAGATACTGGTTGACAGCAATATTTGTACAAGTAAATGATTTACCTGCACCACGACGTCCTCCAAGAAGTATCAAGTCTTGCTTTGAAAATCTCATGCCTTGATCGTATTCATCATTCAAACCTAGCGGAATATAGCTAAGTAATTCTTCTTCTGTTTGAAGTATTGGTATCTTCTGCATACTGACAGATTCTGTATCTGTCTCAACTTTATTTCTTATGTTTAGAACTATATT